GCACGTCCAGCAGCTAGGTTTGCTTGCTGTTGTTGGTATTCTAAACTTCCTAGAATGCCTTTAAAAATATCTTCTTTGGTCTTCCCAGCAGCAAGCTGGCTTTCCCAATACCCACGCCCTGTTGCCCCTTCTTCAGCTGTACGCCCTAGTGCTTGTTGATATTGTTGGTTTAACCAATCCATATCTGTCGTGGGTGTTGCAGGGCGGTCCATACCCGGCACTTGTAGCGCCAATGGTCGTGGGTTAATGTTGTACTGTTGGTTAGCTCGCTGCATCATTTGAGTGTTGTATGCGGCTACTTCCGGTGCTACAGGGCGAATATTCGGTGCATAGTTACCCGCCTGCATAGGAATCATAGGCGCAACACGGTAATCTTGAGGTGCGTCCCCAAGTCCTAGTGACGAATACCCCGCGATACCCCCATCAGCTAAACCGACAATACCGCCTTCAGCAGCGGTTGTTACTTCTCCGGGGGTCATAGTCTGCGTGAAGTATGCTTGCCCGGGTTGCCCGTAGTATGGGTTACGCGTTTGTGCATAGGTGTACGGGCGAATATTACCCGGTGCCTCATTAACATTTGCGCTATTTGACTTACCAAACAAATTACCCTGACCACCCATAAGGAGGGGCGCAGCGATAGCGCCAAGTGGGAACATGTTTTTCTTTAGAAACGCGGTATCAAATTTAGTGTTTGAAAACCCTTGTTGGAGTTGATCGAAAGTATTGGGGTTCATACCCTTATCAACCAAAGCTTGCGTAGATTGGCTAAACGGCATTGATGGAGTACCAACGCCCGAAGCACCACCTACATAATCCGCAGCAGATTGTGCAATTTGAGCAGGGGTCATACCAGCGGCCTGCATTGCAGCAAGTTCTGGAGTGCCAGCGTACAGCGAGTTTGCAGCGGCGGCAGTTTCAGCACCAGCAGCAGTAGCAGCTTCAGTCAGCCCGGCACCAGCTCCAGCGCTCATTAACCCACCAGCAAGACTTGCACCACCGAATGCGCCAAGCCCTGCCATCAAACCTTTGTTTAAATCTTTGGTCAACAGACCTGTACCCGCACCGACGATACCTGCAGCCATGAGAGGGCCAACACCGGGGATAAGGCTTAGTCCTGCACCCGCAACGGCAGGTAGGATGGCGTCAAGGAACCCTGCTTCAGGAAGACCGGTTTGTGGGTTTATTGTGAGCGAGCCACCATGCTGTTTAGCCATAGCTTGCAACGCATTAACTTCTTTTGGCGACATGTGTACGAGCATTGAGTCGTTACCACGACCATGCATGCGAGCGAATTCGGCGGCTTTTTCAATGCTCATACTGGCACCCAGTAGGTTGATTAGTTAATATTATCATGGCTTTACTTTTAATACATTACCCGCAGACGTATCAACATAGACATCTCCGGTACGTAAAGACGCATATTCTGTTTGGTTTGGAAGACTTAAAACACGAGTATTGGTAGCCACATCAGGTTGGCTGAAATTCAATGCCGCAATAACGCGTGTTCCGTTCCTTTGGGTAGACATCACACAAGGTCCGGCGTTGTCCAAACTAGCAAAGTAAAGACGCAGAACGTTCGCAAACTGGTCCATAAAGAACGAGTTGTACTCTGCCGGAGCGATTGGTAAGTTTGGGGCTTTGGTTGTGCCTGTACTCATCAGCGTCTCCCGTCGTTGCGGATGTCAATTCGTGGGGTGCCTAGCTGCCATGAAACCCCAAGCGTGTTGGACTCAATCCTAAACGCCATCTGTCGCCCACGCAGCCTTGTATATACCTGACCGTCAAACTCTTGGATATTGTACGAACTTGTCAGGCTATAGTTATCCGCGCTTCGAACGGCAGGGTTGTTTGCTACACCGTATGGCGTACCCGAGTTCTGGCGGGGTTTAATAGTCATGGTTACAGCGGGCTGGTTGACGTTTGAACCGTTGAAGTTAATGTCCGGCAAGATGCGCCAGATAAACCCAAAGTTATGCCCGTCACCAATATCAAAGTCAGACGACTGGATATACGAATTAATGGGTAACGGAGAAAGACCTGCCACATCATCTACGTTCGACTCATGGTACAGCATACGATTGTTGTAGTCCGCAGCCATTGGGAACGAACGGATGCCTGAATCGAGCCAAGCCGTACGCCCAAGTGCGCCGTAGCACCAGACCTTATCAAGGTAGTTATAAATTACGTACTTATCCACAACGTTCGAGTTGGTTGAGCAATAGAACCACCAGACCTCGTTGTAGCCTTCGTTGCCACCTGAAAAGATCTGAAATGCTTGTGTCTTGTTGATATCGTTAAAGATATATTGGCGCAACGAACAGGGCAGTGTTTCAACCCGACCTGAGTATTGGTAGAACTTACCGTCGCCCATCCAGTACGTGATGTTGTTAATCGTAATGGCAGAGTTCGGCGAGATAATGGAGATGTTGTCCATCAAGATATCAAACTTGTAGACGTAAGGCGGTCCCAAGTACTGCATGGTGTATAGCGCCGAGTCTGTCCAGACCAAAATTTCTTGGCGGGTGTTAATGCTTGTAATGATGGTTGACCCGTGCGACAGGCGGAATTCACCTGCTTGGTTAGTAATAGCAGGCACCCACTGGTACGGATTTTCTTGGTCTGACCAGCGCACAAGCATAGGATCAAATGCGGTATTTGGATCACCAGAATCGTATGGGTTAGCACCAAAACAGATTACAAACCGCTGAATAGAAGAAGCTGACACTTCAAGCGTCTGGTTCGGTACAAACTGCCCACTAAACCCAGCGGCGGTAGAAAGCTCAGACAACAGCGCAGCACGAACGCTTGTACCGGTAGCTGCAATCCAGTAATAAACCTCACCGTTTCTAGGTGCGATAACCAAGTTCTGACCAAAGTTGTCGTTAGACCATAGGCGAAGCTGTTGACCGATACCACCCGTACTAGATGCCGAACCCCAACCGCCACGACTCCAAACACCAGCGCCCCAACCGTTACCAATCACGTACACATCCAAGCCTGTTGTGATCTGATAAGCAGCAACAGTCGCAGCACCGCCACCAGACGCAGCACTAGTAGAAAACACTAAGTTGTTGCTTGTATCTTCAGCGTTAATTGTGTAAGTGTTAATCGTAACGACGTTAAAGACTTGGTATTCTTGGTTTAACTGAGCGGCGGTAATGCCACCCACCGGACCTGTGGCACCCGAGAAGGTTACAAAGTCGTTCTGCACCACGCCGTTGCTTACATCCGTTACAAGAATGGTCGAGGAACCAACTGCAGCACCGGTCAAATGAGAGGCGGCAGTAGTGCCGTTGTACCCACGGATCAAGCCAAGCAGAGTATTGCTAGACTTAGATGTGTAAAAGATTTGCTCTGAATCAATCTTTAAAATGCCGGGAGAATTGGGAAAGGATGCCCCGGAAACCAGCGTTAGGCTAGTGGCTGTAGCAGTTATCCCGCCGTTCAGGGTGCTGTAAGATGTGGCGAACGGATTGTTTGCCATAGGGTTGGTGGTTTTACGGATAGGCGTGATGTCGTAATACAGACCACCGCGCTCAAGGTAGTACTTAAGGTTTGTGCCAACACCTAGGTAGTTCGTATTGTCTAGCGTCACCCAATTCCATAACGAACGGGCAACACCATAGAAAGTTTCGTTCGACAACCGGATCCAGCCACCAAGCTTTTCAGGAAAGCCCGAGCGGAAACGAATCTTGTCACAGTCATACCAACCGCCTTCGTTGGCGTAATCAGTGCCTTCGCGGTTTACACCGGGGCGGAAGGTAAGTTTCTGTAACGGCATAAATTACCCCAACATACTTGAGGCTTTCAGTTTAACTGCTGCAACACGATTAAGCCAGCCTGTACCGTACACAGTAAAAGAATCAAGACTGCGGTAAAACTCTTCTTTGGCTTGGCTGAAGTCTTCAATTAGTTTGACAGGATCGGCAGCTTGCACAGCCGCCATCGTCATCGGGCCAAACCCACCGTCAGCAGGTACACCTACGGCAGTCTGTAGTAGCTTGATAGAGCGCCCCGGACCCGCATTGACCCCCATATCAAAGACTAAGTAGTCAATCCCAGAAGGTAGCTCATCGGCTCGCACAACGTCCCAATACTTTTTTTTGTAAAGAGGCTCAACATCCGCAGGGGTTAGCTTACGCATATCGTCGTGAGTGACTTGATGCCCAACGTGTTGCTCCCAGTTGAACTGAGTGACACCAAGCATGGTTGAGCCTTTGCGCCCGTCTGGTAGCTTGTTGCCGTTATCACGTTCGTCATCGGTAAAGCCACCTTCTGAGGCGAGCATTTGTTTAAACGCTTGATCCCAATTACTTTGCATTTTTAATCTCCGTCTCAGTAATTTTTTCCCTAGATTTCATATCAATAATCTTTTCCAACGTCCTGCCGCCAAAGTAAAAACTCATTATGAGCATACCCCATTGCCCCAATAGTTCGACATATGCCTTGTTGGTTTCAATATCAAAAGCACTCATCATCGCAAACGTAAAGTACCCGCTCAGAATGGCTATAAGGGTCATCGGGCGAATGTTCTTTGACAACCAAGAATCGGACTTCATGTCGTTTTCTTGGCGCTTGGTTAACTCACCCTGCTCCTGCATATCCGCTTGCATCTTGGCAAGCTCACCGTTTTGCTGCATCTGCATAAGCTCTAGCTGAGCCTTTGCTTTCTGCTCTGGGTCAGGAAAAAACTTGTCTAGCACCTTCATCCCGATGCCAAGGATATCCATAATCGGTAGCATGTCAGAACCTCACGTTTGAAAACCAAGCCTTTACAGCCAACCACTTGGCGTTACACCACGCCTTAAATGCTTCCCATTTTGCTTTCATTTGTCCATCTCCGATGCGGTTAATATCATTCGGGTCTTAACGGATACCAAGTCCCGTGGCTCTTGTTTAAAACCAACAGCAATATACCCAGCAAACTTGCCAATCTCGTTGGGGATTGAAGCCCTGCACATGTAAGTAACGCCCATCAACTTTGCCCACTCACCGACAGGACTAGACGACTCAAACGGTTTACACGCTACTTCGTTGTTTAGCATTGATACTACATCCGCATTTCGCTCAGGACTTGCGGCAAAAAGACTAACGGTTAAACCTTCGAGCTTGTGGTTGCGCTCACCGTTAGCAATAGCCAGAACCGTTGTGCGTGAGTTTGTGGCAAGGTTTACCTTGTTAACAACAACCCCAACAGCGTTTACCTCTCTAGCCAGAGCGTTTGCCAACGGAATTAACTGCTCATGGTCTTTAAGCTGCGGCATCGAGCTGTTTGACTTGATTGCAGCCAAGATAACCTGACGACTGTCCCACGCAAAGTATCCGGTGAAAGCAATCATAGACAGCAGAATGACGGAAACAAGTTTAAACGGGTTGTCCACCCACTTAATGAGGTCAAGAATCTTGTCCGTCATATCGCGTGGTGCTGCCTTTGTAACCTTTGGCGCAGGATTTGCCACAGTCTTTCGCACTACCGCTCTCTTAACTGTAGTCTTGGCAACTGGTTTCTTTGCTGTAACCATTACACAGCCCAAGGTAAGGGCGCTGGTGTTGCGGTTAGCAAGCTGGTTACGACTGATTCTGTTTGTGCTGTCTTTTCTGGACCGAGCGTGGCTTGAACCCATTCAACAACCTGAGCTTCTGTAAGCTCATCATAAGGCGTGTAAGGATTAGTTTGCTGGGCTGGGGAAAACGTTACCGCAGAGGTAATTGATTGCGTGTTTGTACCGTCCGTAGCAGTACATGCCCACTCAACTTGCCATGCAAAATCAGAATACCCGTCAACTTGTGGCAACACAGTAATGCTGATAATAGACCAAGTAGCCATAATTAATCCTATTTCAAAAGGTTCTGTTGCGATGCAGCAAACAGTATCTGGGTTGTAGTTTCGTTAGCCTTGACCATTTCATTACGGAAGCTCTCTACCGCCGCACCGGTCTGGCGTTGTTGCTGACTGTTCTCAATCATAAGCATGGGTAGCCAAGTAATTGCGCAGCCCCACTCATCAACATCAGCGCCTGTCTGCGGGTGCTTGCCACGCAACTGAGTAAACCACGCACATTTAAGTTGTACGCAGTCTTCCTTAATTAACGGGCAAAAGTTACCGGGTTTAAGTTCCATTAGTCTTTGCTCGCAATGATGACATCAACATACTTAAGGTTCATTGTGACCAAGTGCGTGTGGCTACCGCTACCACCTGTAGCTGCGGTGTACTGAGCGTTGCCGCCGGGAAAAAGAAAGCCGATACCACTCGGATCAAATGCACCGGGAGATAGGTTACGATCATTCATGTAGTGGTTGTGGCTTGGCATCTGCGCTGTAGAAAGCGTTGTAGCGCCCGAAGTAATGCCGCCCGCCGCAAAGATTGTGGCAAAACCCGTTACACCGCCCGAACTAGCCGCGCCGTTAACCACGCGCAAAGCTGCATCAGTGTAGGTTGTAACTTTTGTCCAGCCAGTCGGCGCAGCGGTCTGCACAAACAACATAATCGTACCCGCCACAAATGGAGGAGTAACAACCGTACTTTCTAGGTAAGGCGTAACCACGTCTGAGCCGTTACAAACCAACAAGCTTTGTGATCCAGCAGATACCGTGGCTGCACCACCTGCAGCGGTCTTAATACCCACCGTTGCGTTTGATGTGTTCTTGACCAGATAAGTCTTCTTCTGGTTAGGGATCGTGACATTTCGTGTAACACCGGGTGAGCCTGTTACGTTCAAAACAGGGCTTCGGGCTTCGTCTACCGCACCGTTAAAGGATGTAAGTACTACGTCAGATGCGGTGACGTTGATGTTTGTAATGCCGGTAATGGCCTGTTCTAACAGGGTGCCAAGGTTGTTGTTGGTCGTCTGACCCCAAGTTCCTGACTGCTCGCCGTCACCGATAAGTTCGATGCGCAAAGAGGGTGAATAAGTTGATGGCATCGTAGTTCCTTATTGATCGTCATCGACTGGCAACCAGCCGGGGTTTTGACCATTGTTAATTGAGGTCCATGTTGTAGACTGTGTATTGTTTATTTTAGTCCAAATGCCGGTTTGATTATTGACAATTCTATACCAACCACGAGCCGCTAGGCTATCAGAAAAGCTAATAGAATTAGCAACTAAGCCGCCGTAAACGGCTGACGCATTGTATATGTCTGAAGCTGTAACGGACTCAGCAACAGTAGTAGTAAAGGTAAATGTTGCGTTCTGGATGTCGGTAAATGTAACAGTCTCATTATACGACGCAAAAACTGCTCTGAGAACAGAATAAGCATCCGAAAACGACATCGCAGTATTTACGGTTACGTTTGCGTTGTATTGCCTGTTATAAATTTCTGTAAATGTAACGGTGTCGTTATAAGCTACATTTGCGCTTTGCGCACCCGCTAGAGCATCCACCAAGCTATAGGCGTCTGCGTAAGCAACGTCTGTACTATACGCCCCTGTAAACACCTCTGTGTATGTAACAGTCTCATTGTAGAACGTATACATGTCTCGAACACCGGAATAAGTGTCCGAAAGGGAAATAGTATCTACGAAAGAAACGCCGGTGTTGTAAACCCCCGCAAAAAGATCTGTAAATGTAACGGTGTCGTTATAAGCTACATTTGCGCTTTGCGCACCCGCTAGAGCATCCACCAAGCTATAGGCTTCTGCTTGCAGCGTATTAACTATACTGTTGCCGTAATAGTCATCAGACAAGTCTGCGTTATCAAGGACCGTCAAGTAGAAGTTAAAGTTAGACGGCACATCGTCTGTGATAGCAAACGACTCATCATAGTCGCCCAAGAAGCTAATTTGCACGCCCGTGGTATCTGAAAAGGCAACCGTGTCATTGACCGTAACAAGAAGCAATAGGCCGGGTATAGATGCGTCCGATAAAGAAATTGCTTCAGTTTGCGCAACGTTTGTAGTACGCACCCCAGACGCCGCATCTGCAAAACCGCTTGACTCCAAAGTCGCTAGGAAATAATTTGCAATAGCCGCAGGAGTGTCCTCTGTGAGAACTGTTTCTGCATTAAGACCCACAAAATTAAACTGTGCGTTATATGCCTCAGACAAAAGCGTAATTGCCTCGCCGACTGCCACCTCTTTAGTAACAGCTCCCGCCGTAGTGTCCGTAAAAGTAGCTGTCTCAGCGGCAACACCTGCAAAAGCGGCTTGCCCAGCATACACATCAGGTAAAGAAATTGTGGCGGATATAAGACCTGCAAAAGCGGCTTGCCCAGCATACACATCAGGTAAAGAAATTGTGGCGGATATAAGACCTTCAAAACTAACTTGTCCAACGTATACATCAGACAGAGAAAGTGATTCAGCCTGCGCCACAGTTATAGTAAGCACCCCGGACGTACTGTCTGTAAAGCTAGCGGTTTCGCTAAGCGCAACGTTAAAAACGCTGTTGGCTAAACCAGCGAAAGGGGTTTGCGCAAAGGACGAAAAACCGAACATTACGGCAACTTAAAGAATACTTTGGCGTCTTCTTCCGAATCAAACCAATACCACCCATCTACGGGGTATGTATGTGTGTCTTTAGTTTCTTTGCGCAACTCGTATGCGCTGTATGGACCGAATACAAAATTTGGACCGTAAAGAAGCTCTTCG